TGTAATGCTTGCCAACGCACCCCCTATGCTACCATGCGACGGGCGCGTTCTTCTTCCAAGAAGCCCATCAACTCTGCCGTTTGCTCATCAGCGTATTCGGGGTAATCCATCGCATACTTCTGCTCTTCCATCCCCTGCTTCGTAATGCGGTTCCAGTCGGCTTTATGCTCTTTCCAATTACCAAATCCCTCGCCAGTCACGGTAAAGCACCCATACGCGCCTCGCCCCTTCTCCTGACGAAAATCACCCAAGCCAATGATCGTTCCTGCATTCTGCAACAACGTAAACACATCAGTCGCAGTTAAAGTCGGCATCACAAAGTTAATCTTAACTTCCGCGCACCACTCCTTCAAATATGCTCGGGTTCTCATGTCGGGGGTTTTGTTAATATCCGCCATGCGAACCGTGTCGATCTTCAAATACGGCCTGCCATAAATCTCCATTTCAAGATCGGGCAAGAAAATCAAACGCTGCACATTCGTCTTTGCAACGCCCTTCGTTTCAATCGCAGCCGTAGCCATCGCTTGCTTGATCGCAGCAGGTGGAAAATACAAATGCGTTTTGCCGTAGCTTTTCTTATAAACAGAATCACGAAACTCTTGTTCGGGGTTGTGCTTAATCTCACGCCGTTGCGCTGTGGTTTTCTTAGCGCCACCAATCAATAAATCACGCTTCGCTTTCAAGCTCATCGAATTGTAATAAAAAGGTGTCGCACCAACTAAACGCAACGTAATTTCACCGTGCTTTAGCGCAGTAACCATCGCACCTTCAGTTTCAACTTTTTTCTTAACAGCCATTTTTTGCTCCTTTTGGCTTTGTGTTCAATCAGAACACTCTTCTTCAATTTCACCGTAACCCGAACACGTTTCACAATCGTCCATCACGGTATCAATGTAACCAATATCACGGTAAAAATTATGGGGTCGGGGCAGGTCATACTCAACCCGCCCTTCACCATCACAATCGGGACATGGAATCATGTTGCCCATGTTACCAACTCGCTTGATAGGTAACGCTGTTCCATGAATTGCTATCAACCCACTCCGCAGCTTTGTCGAAAACTTGCGCGTGTTTTTCACCCTCGGCTCTATCTTCATCCCAAAATTCTGGATTGCCAAAAAAGAACCCACCGCAATCTTCATTGTCGGGCAAGCCACCATCGCGCAACGCAGTAGCAATGCGACGACAATCATCGGCACTCAAATCAATCGGCTGACATTCATCAACGCCATCCGCAAACACCTTCACAATATACCGATGCAAAGGCGCGAACTTGCGCCAGTAACCAAGATCAAGGTTATAAGACGTAACCTCGAACCCATCAATGACGGGACGCTTGACCTCCAACGGCATGCCGCTTTCGTCGCGCTGTGTTGTATCCCAATTGCTGATGAACTTGTCACCGCGTAAATACATATCTAAGCCCATGATAAAATCTCCTTTTCACTAGACATGCCCCATATAATCCCAACTCTTATGGGTTGTCAATAAAAAAATTTATATAAATGAAATAAAAAAACCCCCGACTAAAAAATCGGGGGCTGTCTAGTTAGTGAGGCAGTAGGCAACCTTACTTGAGGTTTAATCACTAATCAGATCACGTTGCTGTAATCCAAACAGTCCTTAACGAGCTTCGGGTTGTCAACTGTACCAATCGTATAGCATGGGAAAACTTGGGACGCAAGCAGAAAAATCAAAAACTGGTCGAGTTATGCGCCAACATGACAATCCGACAAATTGTTCGGGTTATTAAAATACCACTGGAACTTACAACACTGCTGTAGGTCAAAAAAAACCCCCGCTTAAATTTGCGGGGGCTTCATATTATTCGGGTTATGTCAGAGTCTACCACCATTGATAATGAACTCCCAAAATCCACAGCACAACTAAACCGAACACAGCAACACCAATAAAAATATCTTGCCAATCAATCCGCTTTAGGTCGCTCTCCATTTCCTCAAGTAACGCAATCAGTAACTCCTTTTTACTCATGCCGCCAACTCCGCTTCTTTCGCTGCCGCTCTCAGATACCAATCATCAAGGCCAAAGTCTCGGTAGCCTTCTTCAATCATATCATAATAGTGCATGCTCGGTTCACGAATTGCGCCCTTGTCGCCGTTCATGTCATAGATAAGCCAGTCGCCGTTGATCTTGCGGCGGTCATACAAATGCGGATAACCCTCAAGCGCATCTAACGCCCTCAAGCAATCGTGCGAAATCTCCCACAAAACGACAGGTAAAACCATGTCAACATCTTTGCGGAAGTCCGCAACACCACGAAAAACTAAACGGTGATTGGGCAGGTAAAAGCCGCCCATAGGCTTGGCCTTCGGGCAACGGTTTGCCATCGCTTGGCGGTTCGTGTTCATTCCATATGCTAGATAATACATATTTTATTTCCTTTCTTTGCTAGATAAATCTTTTTATCCCATAAAATCCCAAGTGTCAACAATAAAAGGGGGGGCGAAATGCCCCCCAATCTTCTTTATTCTGTGCGCCAGACTCGCCACGATTTTTTATCGTCGCAAATCCTAACCGCAGTTTTTCCCTTGTGAATGCGCTTAATTGCAGCGCGTAAAGAAATTGCGTGATGCTCAGTTTCAATGACAACGCTGTCACCAACTTCCATTTCACGCGCTAAAGCAACCCACTTGCCGTGAGTGTGCTTCATTGGGATCGGAATCCCCTTTTCGATTTTATGGGTGATGGTATCACTCCTTGTTAAAGTTTCTTCGCTAATAACTTTTAGCATCATCATTTCCTTTTGTTTGGGTTGCGAAAGCGCAGCCTAAGCCGCGCTCTCCTTCAAATATTCGCGCACATCATCTTCAATCAGATCAAGCGCATCTGTGATTAGGTGTTCGGTCAACTCGTTCAGCGTTTCGCGCTCAACTGTGTCAACAATAACTTTTTGAGCGTAACCGTGCGAACACTGTGCATCGTGCGCTGTGTACTGAACAAACTGGTTAATCACCCACCCGCGAATCTTAGACTCTAACTTCATGCCTACGCCGTAACGCTGCAATGAATGGCGCAAGTACGCGATATTATCGCGGTAATGATGTTCGCCCAAATAAGAGCCGTCTAACCAACAACGAAAGAATCGACGGGTTGCGTGGTTGCAATCCAAAAGATCGCCCTGAAGATCGCGGATAATGCGGGTTTTTGTCGTTGTGTCTGTCATGGCTTATGCCCTCCTCTATACTAGACAATCCCATATGTATGATAATAAATCCCATACGTCAAGCATAAAATATAAAAAAATTTACGCATTGATTTTAAACGATTTTTTACGTCAACTTTTTTCACGTCAAAACCTGACGCAGTTGACGCTGACGTAGAATATGTAATAAAATCAAAGACTTAACCCGTTTGCGTCAACTACGTCAACTTTGCATTTTGACGTAAAAAACGTAGTAAAATCAATGGGTTATTTTACGTCAACTGCGTCACCCCCTATATAGGGGGGGAATAAACCCATTCCCCCCTGACGTAGAATAGACGAGCCGACAAACTGCCGTAGCTTGGGAACTATTGGGAACTTTTAGGCTTGCACCAGCGAGCGCCCAGCGGTATTCTACGAACACGATAAATTATTCGGGTTGAGCCAGCAGATGCCAAAAGTAGGTGAGCAGATAGAAAAGGGAGTAAAACGCCTAACTCCTCCCCAGCAGAAGTTTCTTGATAACTACATCCACAAAGACATGACGCAAACCGCAGCAGCACGAGCAGCAGGATACAAAAACCCGAACGTGTCAGCCGTGCAGCTTCTCAATCATCCACGAGTCAAGGAACGCATGGAAGAGATGCGGCAGGAACTCGAAAGCAAATACGGTGTAACCATAACCAAATCTGTTCGGGATATGCAGCGACTCAGAGATGAAGCATGGGAGCAGGGGAACTTCTCAGCAGCAATCAAAGCCGAGGAACTGCGCCTAAAGGTAACGGGGCTAATGGTTGCCCGTAGCCATGTAACACACGAACACGTTGACAACATGAGCCGCGAGCAGATCGTTGAGCAGCTACAGGAATTTATGGAACGTGCTAAAGATCGCATGGTTGACGTAACACCAACAGAAAATCCCACAGAATCCGAACAAATCCCTATAACTGACTGTAGCGGCGAAGCCGAATAAGTCGGGGGAAACACCGTGCGGGTCGGCTGGCGGGGTCGTAGCGCCCCCAAATCGGGCCGTCAGGTGGGGTTGTTCGGGTTTTCGGGGTCGGGCTTGGGGAATTTGTTCGGGTTACTCCTCGGGCTTCCCAGCGCCTCTACTACATATAGATATATCATTTTGTTGATCCCAACAAAATGATTGATTTATCGGGATTCGGGCTGGCGGACAACTTGCCGGGGACAACAACCCGAGGAATTGTTCGGGTTAGCTCCCCCAGCACCCGGCACTACAGTGCGCCCCGGATGAATCGCCCAGCCCGGAAGATTCCCCCGGCGCTCCAGCAGACTCCCGGCACATAACCCGAACAATTGTTCGTCCGGGTAAACTTCCCCGGCAGTTCCGCCCAGCACGGCCTGGGTAAATTTTTTTATCTTTTTGTGTTGACATATAATATAGTGTGGGATATATTGGGATTAGTCTAGTTGAGGAGATATACAATGAAACATTGGGAAGTAGAACATAACGGCGAATACCTTCGCATTGAATGGAACGAGTCAGCAACATTTAATTTGCAAACACCAGTAGGCGGTCAGTGGGTGGATTATCACTGCTTCACTTGCTACGGGATTGATAGCGAGCAAGAAGCCTTAGAGCATGCAATGGAAGTATTAGAGGAGACAGAATAATGGAAACGATCACACTGGAGTTGCCCGACTTTTGGGCAACCGCACTGTTTTATGATGACACTAGCGGGTTCGAGTATGAAGATGAAAAGCCGTTTCAAGAATTTTGCCAGTGGGCATTGAAAAACTACGGCACTTCTGAACCTGTAGATATGGATGAGGAGCCGCACTTCATGAGATATCATGATGCTGAACGCTTCGGCGTTCTTGCTTGCAACGTTCACCGCTATACTTTCATTGTCGGGAACGGCAACCCAAAGACTAGCGCAATGACAACACTTGCGCACACAATGGAGGGTTCGTAATGTTTGATGCACCTTTTGATGATTGCACTCACTGGATCGGGTTGATCTAATCGGGCTTCGGGCTTCGGGCTTTCGGGATCGGGATATGGCATATGCTATATCCCTTTTTTTATATATACACACATATATACGCACATACATATGCACATGCGTTCATTTCTTCTGAAAAAAAGTTTTTTTGCGCTGGATTTTTCCAGCGTTTTTTTTGGCTGGAAATCATAAACCGAACAATTGTTCCAATTAATCCCACAAAACCTCTTGTTTTATGGGATAAAACCATGCTAAAAGACCTTATCGGCAACGCTTTGTTGGCGATATCTAGCAAAAAACGGAGTAAAATCAATGACTTACACATTTGGAATAGAAATCGAAACATCAGGTGTTTCAATATCACGCATACAAAATGCATTTGATCGTGATGGAATACGCGGATGCCA